ACCCCCGCAAAATCTGCACCCCCGCAAAATCTGCACCCCCGCAGAAAACAGCACAAACCCCCGCAGATTCTGCGCCCAAACCACCAAGAACCACCAATACAAACACAAGAGGCGCGGGCGCGATGCGCCTCCCCCCTGATTGGCAGCCTAAGCCCCTGCCTGCCGACGTGGCGGAAGGCGTGGCGTGCTGGAAAGCTGGGGCGATCGAACGGGAGATGGCGCGTTTCCGGGATTGGGCAGCAAGTGCCCCCGGATCGAAGGGGGTGAAGTCTGATTGGGACGCAACATGGCGGAACTGGCTCCGCCGCAAGATCGACGAAGGGCCGAGCAATGACCGCAAATCTTCCAGCCACGACGAAATCCGCAATCCCTACGCTCGCGTCGCTGCCAGACAAGCTGCTGGCGCTGGTCAGCCAAACGGATAGCTTGCGGGATAGCCCGGTTGTCGGGCCGAACACGGCGGCGCAGTTGCGCGAGTTTGTGGCGACACCGGACGTTCAGGCCATGCCGGAACGCTCGCAGGTTGCGACGATGATCGGGCGGCTTGCCCTTGCCACGGCACAGGCGAAAATAAGCGAGGCCGAGGCCGAAGAGCGCATGGCGGCATACTGGCTCGCCCTGCACGACATCCCGATTGACGATCTGCGCTGGGCTTATGGCGAACTGGTCAAGGCCGCAACATTCCTGCCCACTCCTGCCGAGATACGTGCGAAGGCCCTAATCCCCGGCGCAATGCGGGCCTTCCGCAAAACACGCGCAAGGATGCTGATCGCCAAGCACGAGCGCGAATGGCGACCGCCGGTCGAATACGTCAAGCCCGAGGAAATTGCCGCGATCAAATCCGAGACAGAAAAGGCCCTAAGTGCACAAACCTAGCGGCCTAACCCGCTTTATGTGCGCCATCATCGCCCCCGATATGACCACGGAAAGATTGAAGGCCATGAACATCGAAAAGACCGCAAAGCATTTCGGGATAAGCCAGGAATGGGTCGCGTTTGAGCGGGCACACCAGTTGAAAATGAGAGGAGTGAAGTGATGACCGAGATCAGCGAAGCAGCGAAGCGCAAGGCGAAGGAACTGCTGGACGATGGAATAGGCGGGGGGTTCATTGATGCGCCGACCGCGATTCAAGCGCTCGCCCGCGTCCTGCAAAAGCATTCCGATGCGGCAAAGGCGTGGCGTTACGATGGACCTGGGGCGCTCGATGCCATCTATTCGCTCATCCTACCCGATGAGCCTGACGCGCTTGCAGACCTACGGGCCGTGCTCAAGGAAATGACGGGCGAGATGCCCCGGCCAGACTTGGATTGGGGCAGTGCCTTGATCGACCGCGTTTCCAAGGGGCTGGCGCAGCGCGGCAAGGCACTCAAGATTGTGGAGGCGGGCGATGAGTGAATATCTCTCCGATCAGGACCGCGCGCTGTGCGAAAAACTTGGTTGTTTTTCTAACGGCTCCCCATGGGAGGAGGAACTAGCAAGGGATGCGCAAGCTCGCATCCGCGAGCTGTCCGCCGAACTGAACGACCACCCAACAGCCGAGGACTACCGCAACCGCGCCGAGCGTGCCGAACAGGCGCTTGCTGAGATGGCCGGATGGGATGGCCTGTCTCTCGCCGTCGCCTTGACGCAGTGCCAGGCCAAACTCGCGGCAGCCGAGGCCGATGCTGACAGGCTGGCGGAGGCTTTAGAGGACGTTGGTTGCTATGTTCGTGACGCGGCCAAGGGCAAGCTGGCAGACGCCGCATCTGGCGAAATTATCAGCCCGCAAATGGGGCAGGATGATTGCGCAAGAATGGAATCTGCCCTCGCCGCTCACGCAGCCCGCAAGATCGACGGATGAAAGCAACACACACCTGCTACAAACACCCCAACCACCTACGGGTGGAAACCGGGCAGGCATATCCGGCGTGGAATGCCGTGCAGGGCGATTACTTCGAGGACGCGCTTTGCATGGCACCGGGCGCTTCCGATTACCGCAAACTGAACAAGCCGGGCGAACCCTGCTACGTCCGCGAAACTGGCGGACAGTGTCGTTTTCACGGATAGGAGTTCACATGGGCAAGCAGTTCAAGCTTCGCGACGAGCGCCAGATTCCACCGCCCGAGCAAATGGCGGCGATGCAGGACCGTTATGTCACGCACGTTGAGACAGGAACGATTACAAAGACCCATGTGGCCGCACACAGCCCCGTCCAGCGGTGGAAACGGGCTGGCAGGCTGTCAGACACCCAAATCGCAGCCATCGCGCTGTGCGAGGCTCTGTGGGCCAAATGCGGGCTAAGGCAAAAGCTGACTGCAAGCTATGGCGAGCGGATACCAAGCGGATGCGATAACGAATGGCTTGCCGCTTCCGTGATCCAGGCGGGCAAGGACTTGGCGCGGATCGAACGATATGTCCCGCCGCACATGTGGGAGACATGGGAAAATGTGGTGCGCTTTGACGAGGATTCAGGCACAGTTGGCGCGGCGCTTGGCTTCAAGGGCAGCAAGGCCACAATGGCTGCTACGCTTACCGTGGTGCGCTGTGTCGCGGACATTATCGCGAGGGAGGAAAGGTTGTGAGGAAGAAGACATTGGGCGAAGTCACGTTAGCCATAACAGTTGACGACTTCCGCGTGATCGAAGCTGCGATTCAGGGGTTGCGTGATGAGATAAGCCACCTTGAAAACCGAGACAACCAGCAGTTCGACGAATACTGCCGGACGGGCAAGGTAGCGGATTGGGAAACCGCCCGCGAAGAACTCGGGCTAGAGGAAGGCGAAGTGTTCAACGTCAAGGCTTGACATTTGGGCCAAAGTTTGCTAGCGATCTGTCAATTACAGAAATTGCGCCCGCACCAGAGATGGTTGCGGGTTTTCTTTTGGTCGCACCCAACAGCGACCATGCCCGCCCCTGATCCGAACACATCCGACAACGGAACAAGCGCGGCGGGCTAAAATTGAGGAGGCGGAATGGCGTATAACCTCGATTCCGTCACACCATCGCCGGAAGCGGTAAAGGAAGCGGAGGCGCTAAAGGGCATCGGCCCGAGCCTGTCCGCCAGACTGTGCCAACTTCTATCCGATACCGCCAGCGAGATCGTTGACGCCATCGCATCAGGCGCGCCGATTGATCCAGCGCCCTATCGCGCCTTGGTCCTTCAAGGCGAGCGTTCGCGGCTGATCGGCATTCTCCGCGATGCAGGTTTAACCAAGCAACAGGCACAAGCGGCACGCGATGCAATCCGCGCCGCATTTGTGATCGAACCTAAGTAGCTACGCGCAAGGGTGTTATTCCCCTCTCCACCCGGTCGCAGGCACCGGGCGCACAAGCCTGCACTTATTCAGGAGAGAGCCATGCCCGCACAGTTTGCGTGTATCGGCACGCGCGCTGTAGAGATGGCGACACCGCTCCGACGCGCTGGCTACTCGGTCGAGACGATCTGGAGCGGCAAGCGCGCCAGGCAATTCAGCAAGGCCGAAGATCGAGCCATTAACATTCTCGACAGCGACAAGCCCCGCGATTGGGAATTGCTGGATACATTCTTGAAGCGACCAACCTGAAAGGGAGTCGGAACGATGCCTGCTGGCAGACCAAGCAAATACGATCCAGCCTACTGCGATGAGATCGTGGAGTTCTGCGCGGACGGCTCAAGTATCAGTAGCTTTGCGGCGCATCTTGGCGTGTCGCGTTCGACGATCACTCAATGGGGCAATGAGAACCCGGAATTTTCGGCAGCCGTAAAAGCTGCAAAGGCTCGCGTCGCTGCATTTTACGACCGGACAGCGCGTAAGATTGCGGTCGATGGCGGCGGCAATGCAACGATCTGCATCTTTGGCTTGAAGAACTCTGACGACGAAGACTTTCGGGACAAGGTTGAAACCGAGCATACCGGCGACGCCTTCAAGGGCTTGAATGTCACAATTGGTCGCAGACCCGACAATTGAAGTCGGGCCGGTTTTCGAGCCGCTGCTACAACCATGTCGATACAAGGGCGCTTACGGCGGGCGTGGATCTGGCAAGTCGCAATTCTTTGCCGACCTGATGCTGATTTACGCGGTGAGCAAGCCGGGCTTCCGGGCCTTGTGTTGCCGCGAAGTGCAGAAGTCTCTCAAGGAATCGGCAAAGCGGCTGATTGAAACCAAGATCGAGGCGCACGGCCTAGGTAAGCTGTTTGAGGTGCAAGAAGCGCAGATCAAAACGCCAGGCGGCGGTGTGATCGTGTTCGCCGGTTTGCAGGACCACACGAGCGAATCCATCAAGTCTTACGAAGGGTTTGACGTTGCCTGGATCGAGGAAGCGCAAACCGTCAGCGAACGCAGCCTCAACCTGCTTCGTCCGACGATACGTGCGCCCGGTTCGGAAATATGGGCGAGCTGGAACCCGCGTCATCGTTCTGACGCTGTGGACAAGATGCTAAGGGGCGATGAACTACCGACAGGCGCAATCGTTGTCCGGGCGAATTGGGACGACAACGAATGGTTGCCGGGGGAACTTGAGCAGGAGCGGCTTGATTGCCTGAGGCAACAGCCGGACCAATACGCGCATATCTGGGAGGGTGATTACGTCACCGTCGCCAGCGGCGCTTATTACGCGCAAGCCTTGGCGAAGGCGCGCGAAGAAAAGCGGATCGGCAACGTAGCGGCAGACCCGCTGATGACGTTCCGGGCCTATTGGGACATCGGCGGGACGGGCGCAAAGGCCGATGCCTGTTCGATCTGGATCGCGCAGATGATCGGGCGCGAGATACGGGTGCTCGATTACTATGAGGCGGTCGGACAGCCGCTTGCCACGCATGTCAACTGGCTCCGGGGGAATGGATACGGCGACGCCCTATGCGTGCTGCCTCACGATGGGGTCGCGCATGACAGGGTTTTCGATACCACTTATGAGGGTGCGCTTCGCCAGGCCGGGTTCACGGTCGAGGTAGTCAAGAACCAGGGTAAGGGCGCTGCTGCGCAGAGGATCGAGGCGGGACGGCGATTGTTTCCGCGCATATGGTTCAACGAGCCGACCTGCGAAGGCGGGTTGCAGGCTTTGGGCTGGTATCACGAAAAGAAGGACGACGCGCGCCAGATCGGGCTTGGGCCTGAACATGACTGGTCGAGCCATGCAGCCGATGCGTTTGGCTTGATGTGTGTCGCTTACGAAGAGCCGCAAACGGCAAGGCCGAAGCGCAAGCAATACGCGGGAGCGGGTGGATGGATGGCTTAGGCGAACTGAATATCGTTCACAAGCTTGACTGGCTCCCCGGCCAGTTGGCGAACAACGGTATCATGCGGATCATGCCGAATGGCGAACTGCATGTCGTCGATATGGACGCGCCGACATGGGACACGATGAAATTTGCGACGCCACAGCTTGCCCTTGAATGGGCGCACGGCCTGTCGCCTGAACTTGCGGAAGGTCTAACCCTTGGCTGAACTGGAAAGCGGCCTTGAGGCCGAGGACTTCATCAGCGAGGCGCGCGAGAAGTTCAAGCGCGCGGCTGAATGGGAGGAAGACAACCGCAACAACGCTATCGACGACATCCGCTTCGCCCGCCTTGCCGAGCAATGGCCCGCCGAAGTAGCCAAGGCGCGCGAGGATCAAAAGCGCCCCTGCCTTACCCTTTCGGAGTTCAACAGCTTCATTCGTCAGGTGGTGAACGAGGCGCGAAGCAACCGCCCGTCGATTCAGGTCATCCCCGCCGATGGCAACGCGGACAAGGAAACTGCCGAGATCATGTCCGGCTTGATCCGCAATATCGAGGTGTCGAGCGATGCTGACGTTGCCTATGACACGGCGGTTGACGGGGCTGTGTCGGGCGGGTTCGGGTATTTCCGCATCAATATTGCCGAGACGAGCGACGATCACTTCGACCGCGACATAACGATTGAGCGCATTGCCGACCCGCTTTCGGTTTACGGCGATCCTGACAGCGAGGCAGCGGATTCGAGCGACTGGAATTGCTGCTTTATCGTCAAGCGCCTGCACGAAGATGACTTCGAAGAGCAATACGGCGATGCCGATAAGGTCGATTGGGATGGCCTGAAAGAGATTGGCGCACCGTGGTTCGACGACGAACACGTCATGATTGCCGAATACTGGCATCGGGCGATTGCCGAGAAAGAGATCATCGCGCTGTCGGACGGAACCAGCGTTGAGGCTGGT